ATGAGGATGCCTTTCCCTCCGTACTTTTCGGTAGCCCACTCGGGCGGGCCTCCACGCAGGATGAAAACGTGTTTCTTAACGGCCATGTAGAAATCTTTGTCCGGGCAGTCCTGATGCCCCTGGACGCTGAGATTTCCGACCATGATCGACTCCCCGTCTCCAGTGTTCTGGGATTTCGTGTCGGGGAAGCGAACCTGGGTGTAGCTTTCGTTTTCCAGGTTGGCGATCTGAACTAGAGACGTGAAGGCCCAATCAGGGGTTTCGCCCTTCTGGCGGAGCCTACGCTTCAGTTTGATCACCTTCTGACGCGTGATCGGGGTCGATTTGGCGTCTTCCACGATGCCCTTCCAAGAACCGGTCGTTTCCGGTTTCAGACCGCCCAAGGTCGTGGTTTCCGAAGCGAGGTTGCCCCAGCCGTTGTTCTCGTAGCTGGTTTCCCCGGAACGGGAGTTGGCGAGGGAGACGTAGTCGGTTTCCGCCGTTTTGACTTTGGTTGCGATTTCCAGCGTCGGCGTTTCTTCTGATTCGGAGAAGGCCAGGATCGCTTTGTCAGCGGCCCGGAGTCCCTCTTCTGTTTTGGAGCCGATATCGATGACCTGACCGACAGGCAGATAGCCGTTACGGAGTGCCTGGTAGCCGAAGCCTGTTTTGAGCAGGTTGATCGTTTTGGATTCGGATTCTTCTTTGGCGCACTGGGCGATCAGCGCGGTGCCGTCTCCGAACAGGGTGCGGGTAAGCTGCTTGCGCAGATCTGAGAGCTTGCCTTCGACTTCGAGGTCAAGCTGGCGCATGATCGCCTTCGCGGCGTCTTTGGTCCGCTCAATCGCAGCGGTATCCATTTCGATCATGCCCCACTGGCGCTTGTATTCCCATTTCGCCCGCGTGGTCTGTTGCGAGGCTGCTTCGTTGAGGGCTCCCGATCCTGTTTTGGGGACCCAGGTGATACCGCCACCGCGTCCGGTCTGGACGGGAGTGAGGGCTTCAAGGCCGATCTGGATTTCTGGTTTTAGCTTTAAAACCTCTTCCAACATCGGGTCTTTCGAATAGAACTGCTTCTCGAAGTTCTCGCCGGTCCAGACCTGCTTAGCACCGGCTTCTGCGACTTCGAATGTCGAAACGGACATTCAAGGCTCCTTATGGATTCGGGAGCTATTCAAGCGACGGAGCGGCTTCCTCTGCCACTTCGTCATAGAACTTGAAACGCTCCTCTTGATTCGTAGGGTCAAACGCCTTTTTCGCAGGGCTTCCCTGACTTATCCGCCGACCGGACTTCTTGGACTCAATCCACTGTTTCTGGCGCTGATCCATCATCCGTTCCAGAAGCTCGTTGGCTCCTTGAACGTTGGGGGCACCATTGGGCAGCGGGTGGCGATTGGCCATCATCGTCAGGTAAGACACTTCGTCTTCGCTGAATTTGAAGCCATTGCCTTGAGCCGCCTCCAGCTCATCGATTTTGTCTTCGATGAATCCGGAGATTTCTTCTTCTTGCTGAGACGTGAATTCAGCCTCCTCGCGTTGCGCGAGATGGCCTTTGAGCGCTTCTACCTCGGCCCGAAGCTCTTCCTCGGGATCACGGTATTCCTGCTCATCTCCGTCCTCGAATTCGTAGCCGAACTCCTGCTGGAGCCAGGCATCTCGTGCGGCGGGGTCATTCTGTATTGCCGTGATGAAATCACGGTATTCCTGCGCTTCTTGGCGCTCCTGCGCAATCCCCTGAGTTTTCTGCGTGAAGCCTTTGCGCAGCTCGTTGTATTGATTCTCAAACCACGCTTTGTCGGCATCCTCAGGGATGTCTGTTGCAGGATCGAAGTCCGTAAAGGACTCCTGAGCCTCGTCAGCTTGTCCCGTCTCGGGGGCTTCGGTGCTCTCTACGGCTTGTTCCGATGATCCGGAGGCCTCTGTGCTGTCGTCTGGCATTCGTGCTTCCTTTGATTGGCGGGGCTTTCATCCAAGTCCTTGGACATATTTGGATAGATTTGGAGTTCAGCTTGTCCGCTGTTGAACGGGGCTTCCGAAGAAGCTTGTCCGCTGAAGTCTTGTAGGGTGTCTCCATGAACGAAAAGAAAAAGACAGCAATCAAGCGGCTAGAACAGCAAATTGATGAACCGATCATGGAGAGTGAGTACCCAGAGGAGTGGCTGAAAGCCGGGGTCGTCGCTACCGATCAAGCGTTTCTCGCAAAGTGCAAGGAGGAACGAAGCGACGACGGCACGTGGCGATTTACGTCCTCAATTGAATTCGACGCTCAGGGCGGAGGTTGGGACTCTCCCCGGTTCAAAGAGGAAGCTGCCACTCAAATCTGGGGACTCGCGGAAGATATGGCCAGGTCAATGGGCCGTTGCCGGACCCTCGTAAAAGCTGATTAACTTGCAACTGGCGGTCATCATGCTCCTTGAGGCCCTAAGTTTGGACCGGCATGCTCCCTCCTGAAGTGGCCAAGGATAGGGCGGAGCGCCCATCCCCTCGGCGTTTTTGGTTCGTCTTGGGATGCATGGCGATATCGTCTATTTACATGGCCTTCCTGGATGCTCCGGGTTGGGCCATCTTCCTAACCGTTTACGTAACGTGGCTAGTCCTCGGAGTTCTACCCTTAGTTCTACCCTTGTTTCTCAAGAAGTAGAAACACGGCAGTTCTTAGCGAGGCCACGTCAGGCGTTCTGAGGGCCTGGAAGGCCTTCAGGGGGTTCTCCCCCTCCTGAGCCTCGATTGAGCGCAGGGAGGCTTGGCATTGGCTTCTGAGGGGCATTAGCCGCATTTGCCATGCCCGCGTTTTCAGCCATCGTGTTCTGAAGTTCGGCTTTCTGCTGAGCTTCTTTGCGTTCGATGTCCCGTAGCGCCGAGAAGATCATCATCGTCGCCTTCTGGGCTTCTTCGTCCATGCGAGCAAATTCATCGCTCTTGGCCCAGTTGGCGAGAACGCTTTTCCAAACAGCGATGTTATCGATATCCGGGCGAGGCATCCAAGACGGAACCTCGGTCTCCATCACCGGACGGCCGGGATTGGCCGGTTGGCCCGTTCCTGGAATTTCTTCCCCAAGTTCGTTCTGTTCGCCGGGGACTTCCGGTTCCGGTGGTTCGATCCATTCCGGTTCTTCGGTTTCGAGGTTGAGCTTGGGAGATTCCTCTCCCGGCCATGCGGGACGCATCGGCATCGACCAGAAGGCTCCAGAGCGGATCTGGGTGATGATGTAGTTGATCCGGCCCACGTCCTCTTCGTAGCCTTCAAGCAGTCCTTCCGCGTTGCCGTTGTTCATCGCGCTGAGGAGAACCTCCGGCGGGAAGTAGCCGGGGAACATCTGAGCGACGTTCTGGATACGCTGTTCGATCGCGCTGCGCGTGAAGGGTGTAAGGGAGCCGGGCTGGACTCGTACGTCCGTCTGATCACGGAGATCCGCGCCCTTGAAGTCTTCAATCGGGAACCAACCAGAGCGACCCCGGAACTTCAGCATCCGATCCTCGGTGTAGTGGCGCTGGACGAGCGTAAGGCAGTCCCTGGCTATGCGCGAATAGACTTCAGCCAGAGTCGCAATCATGTTCTCCCAGGAGATTTCATCGCGCTGGAGCAGGCTCTGGACTACCTGCTGAGGAGCCGCGGAGGGGATTTCGCTTTCGTGGGCGATCCCGCTCATCTCGACCTGGGACTCTTGTTTGAGCGTGAACAGCTCTTGCGGGATTCCTTGAATCGGAGCGAATTCGACTTTCCCGCCCAGTAGCGCGGTCGGATCATATTCTTCCCTGGCTCCAGGCTGGTCGGTCGCCGGGATTTTGAAAGCCCCGATGGGGGCCATTGTCTTCGGGACCAAGCCCTCCTGCGCGAACTCCGCGATCTTGTTCTGAGCGAAGTCATAGGTCCGCATCGACTCGATCAGCGAGCGAACCAGGCCTTTGTCTTTGTCTTTGCTGGCGTTGATCGCGTAGCCGAGACGGTGGATACAGGGCTCATCGACCACTTCGCCTTTGGAATTGGTCAGTGGATAGCCCTCTTCCGGGAAGATCTGCTTACCGGCTGCGAGGAAGAGGCGACGTCCCTCCGGGTGCTTGGCCGAGGGGCGCTCCAGGTACTCGGTGGTCGTCACGAGATTGGAGGACTCGGCTTTCTTGATCTGGCCTTCGAATTCGGCATTAGCCGGAAGTTTGCCGCCGAGATAGCCCGGTTCGGATTCAACCTGGTCCTTGGGCCTTGCGTGTTCGATGGCCCACCAACGGCTTTCCTCGAAGTCGACGCCGGGTTCGGCCATCACTTCGCGGCCATCCCAGACGCTGATTCGCACGTCCCCGAGCCCTACGTGTTCAGGTTCCCCTTCAGGGTCCATCTGCGTGTTGACGAAGGGGCCGATGGAGGAATCCCAGTAGGCCATGATGTAGCCTTCGTCGGTGACCAGGGCGTTGTAGACGAGTTTCTGGAAGGCGCGCTTGACGTGCCAGAGTTCATACCCGGCGTAGGCGATCTTTTTGGCCGTCTGGGCCGCCGTGTAGTCCTCCGGATCGTTGGTCGAAGGATTGATTTCATAGCCGGGGATGCGCTGGGTAGCGGCTGAGACCTTGGCTTGGATCATCGGGCCGATCAGGTCGTGGGAGCGCCTGACGCGGTGGTCTTCCTTCTTGCCACCAAGTAGGTAGGTCAACGTGGCAAGGTGTTTGACCGACATCCCATCTTCACTCAGATGACCGTAGTGCTTGCCTTCGGCGAACTCGACGGAGAGCTTACGAGATGGCTTCAGTTCTTCCAGCCGTGCTTTCCCACGCGTGATTCGCTCCTGCACGTCCTTTGGGATCGGCATGGTCGCAGGACGCAGGGCGTCTAGCGCCTGTTCTGCCTTCTGCTCAATCTTGTCGAGCATAGCCACCTAGAATCCTTCGTGGTAGAATGTGGACATAATGGTCACAAAGAAGACAGTGCGAGACGAGATGGCAGAAGTTCGCTTCGCCCTGCGTGAACTTGAGCGCGCCTTGAAGGCCGGAGATCTCGATGAGATCGCGTATCACGCGGGCGATGCACGAGAAACCGCGCTAATGGTCTATAACCAGGCAGACGCGTACGTGACACAGCGCCGCTAGTCTCCAGACAAGCCCTGTCGCTCCAGCCGTAGCTTCTCATAAGCCTGATCGTCGTCCATGGCGATAGGCGCTATCGGCTGCGGTTGCTCTGCCTGATCCCGCGCATAGGCCGCTATAGCCGTTTCGGGACTCTGAATGCGCTGCACGAGTTCCTTGCGCTCCTGGGACCAGTTGTTGCGCTCCCAGGCATGGAAGGCGATCTCAACAGCGCAGACGAGGAATAGGAAGCCTAGGGCTAGCTCCATCAGCTTAGGATTTTCCCTTCCTGAAGGTCGTCTATGACGCCGTTGATCAGTTTCTTCAGCTCGTTGACTGCCGCGTTGGTCGTGTTGAACTGCCCCGCAACTTCGGTCAGGAGAGCGATCGTGACCGATTCGGAGAGTTCCGTTTTGGCCTGGGTGCGAGCTTTGGTAGAATAGGTCTGCGTATAGGCAGAGCCGAATGGGCCGCCTGCACCGGGCGTGGGTGGGTTCGAGAGGCTTCCCACGATCAGACTTCCGCGTAACAAAGGTTGGATTCTTCAGAAGCGGTGATCACAAAGACCGCGCCGGAATAGCTTGTATTGGTCCAAGTACCGCCGCTGGCCTTGAGATAGATGCCTTCTTTCGCCACGGCGGTGGAACCCAAAGAGAGCCAAGCGTCTTTCGCCCCTTCGTTGGAGACGATCAGTTCAAGCCGGTCTCCATTGGCTTTGACCAGTTCTTTCGATTCAGTTTTGGCCGCAAATTTGCCCTTTGTGATCCGGGCTTCCGTGCTGGAGCCGCTTTGCTGAGCGAAAGCCATTACTCAGCGGTTCTCTCGCAGGGCGTCGATCAGCTCCGACTTAGAGAAACCGGAAGTTCCTTTGAGATCACGCTCTTTAGCCAGCTCGCGCAGTTCCTCAAGCGTGCGGGACTCGTAAGAGCCACCTGAACCACCACCCGTATCGCCACGATCAGCGGTGGGCTCCGGGGGCGCTGAGGATATCCCTGCCGCCGTGTCCGGCGGCTCCTGAACAATCGGGAACTCAGAAGCGTAAGTCACCGTCACGTGAGCGCCATCGGGGCTGTAGAGAGCCAGAGAGGGCGTGTCTTTGCCATCGTAGGCTTTCTCTTTGTCGACCAGCGTGCTTTCGATCTCGTAGCCACCATCCTCATCGGTCGGGAGTTTGCGGGTAACGAGAACGGAGCCGACGCCTACGGAGATCTCGCGCACGGGAGCCTCCAAGGCCTTTGAGTCCTGAATGTTGAGGGTGAAGACGGTGGGCATCTTAGCTTTCCTCCTTGGGAGCAAGATCGTAGAGTTCTTGGGGAATTGGCTTCTGGGGAATAAACTCGGGACCGCTGGGGCTAGCGGTTTCGCTTTTCACGCCAGCCGTAACGCCAGCTTCAAGCGACTGGCCGAATTGAGCTTCAAAGTCCTTGGTGAGATTGAGATCTGAGAGAGCCGCGTCTAGTTTCTGACCTAGCTCGCCAACCTGTCGGCGCATCTCTTCGATCTCGTGCAGCGGGACCATGCTGCAGCACTCACGGGCTGCCTCTTCCACAACCTCACGGCGAAGGTAGACCCTTGGATCGATACCGATGAAGTCTCGTTCGAAGTCGATTAGTTCTCCGTCCTCCGACCCAGTCACAAGGCATCTGTGAGGGGAGAAGGGAAGCGGTCCTTTGGTCAAGCGAGGCATGTTGTCCTTTGGTAGGATGTGGACATATGAGCGTTATCATTGACTTTCTAGTCATTGCCCATCTTCCGTCCCCCCACGTCTTGGAAGAAATCAACTCCAAGCTCTATGAGTTGGACGAGGAGCGTCATCAGCAATTCAGGCCCCTCGATACTGATCAAGCGGGAGGGACTAAGGCCTTTGGGACGGAGGTTTGGGCCGGGGCTTTCAACCACCTGCTGCCAGAGGAGGTCCGGGAGGCCATTCTATCGGCCGATTGGTCAGGTTTCTTTGGCCCCGAAGAGCTGGACGCACTCATAATCGAATCAAGCGGAGACTACGAGATAGACCTTCGCGCTCGGACGCTGCAAGAGCTACGCAAAGCGTCCTAGCGGTCCTACGGGTTCAGGAGCCGGTTTCGTAGGCGCAGGGGGCGCGGTATTCGGCTCCCACTGTTCAGGCCTGCGCTGGGCCATGCTCATCGCTTTCGGCCTGTTCAACGGCCGGTGGTTGCAGAGATAGCGTTTGCAGTCCGGTCCGTGGTCTTCTCGCTTCACAACGTCAAATCCACCATCGTCTTTCGGTTTGAGCCGGTAGCGCCTGGTCTCGCGCTTCAGGTTCGTGCAGTTTTCCCCCAGCAAGATCAGCGGGTCCGGCTCTCCTTCTTTGTCCTTGTGCTCAAGGCGGCGCATAACCTCGAAGACACCGCCCTCTTTGTCATTGTTGGCGCGAACGTTGGGGATGCCTGCGCGGTAATAGGCGGCCTCGACCGTGTCCTGGCGCGTCACGCCTTCGATTTCGGTGGCAGTGAGGGAATGGTTGCGGGCCGAAGGATCGATCAGGGTTAGGACGGGCTTGCCGGTACCCCAGGCCTGGCGCTTCTCCATGATCCGTTTCGCCGCATTCTCCGGGATCGCATCGGATTCCGTCAGGTAAAGCTCGTCGTAGATCAGCAGGCGGTTTTCGGGATCGAAGCCTGCGAAAAGGATCGCGGTTGTGTTGTAGCCCGGATCTATCGCCTCGTAGGTTTCGAGGCGCTGGACGTGATCTTTGCCTGCGTCTGAGCGTAGCCACTCGGCATTGACGCAGTGCAAGTCCTTGTCGAACATCGGGTAGACCAAGCCCTCCATGTGAAGGAACTCTCCATCTTCTCTGGCGCGCCTAACAAGCTCTGGGAGGCCCGCCATCGCTAGATCGATCTCCTCAGGAGGAATCGCCGGATTATCTCGCACAGAGGCTCTGACAACGAGCATCTTGTCGTCCAGCCAGACGTTCTTTTCGATTTCCGGCCCCTTCTGTTCTTCGAACTCATCGAAAGTCCAGCCAAGACCCTTGAGCGGGGTGAAGGTGAAGATCTCGTAACCGCGCGACTCCATCAAGCGCATCTTGCACTCCTGGCGAATTGCCTGCCCCTTCTCCCCATCAGGCTCCTCGTCGTAGTGGCAGAAGTCGCGCGTTACGCCACCAAACTTGGAAACGTCCTGCTCGTAGGAGAGAATCTCCAAGAAGGAGCCGTTGCCAAAGGAAAGGCGATGCTCTCGCTGAGACCAAGCTGTTTCCCACGAGCCACCCTTGAATTCAAAGCTTGGGCACCAACGCAGCAAGGTCTCCACAATGGCTTGCAGAGGAAGGCCGAAGTCCGGGACGACGATGCGACCGCGCACGGGAGGTTCCAGGCGCTTGAAGCGTTTCAGATGATCCGGCACCGATTCCAGATCGATGCATTGAATGATGTCGTCTATGCCACCCCCAGCCGTCTTCCCGCTCCGGTTCCCGCCGAAGTAACAGCGCAGACGGGCCTTTGCGGCATGGAAGGCGTATTGCTTCGAATGCGGCCTGTAGCCCCAGAGCGGATTAGCTTCCAACGCCTGCGATATCTGCGCGATTTCCTGCTGGACGGCAGGATCGCTGAGAGCAGACGGGTCGGTTGCTTCAATCCGTGGGGCTGTGGTCTGATTCATGATATTGTGTCCATAATTCAACGGAAGGGAGAGAGGCGTGGAACAGACAGTGAGCTGCAAAATTTGCGGGAAGCCTTACAAGTTCTATGGGCATTACGCCGGGGACCAGAGCGCGTGCCCGAAATGCGTTAGGCAAGCGGAGAAAGAACTGGTCAAATGAGCCGCCTTCGCAACCTCAACCTTGAAGTGATCTTGGGTCTGCTCTGCATCGTGGCCCTCGTGATCTTTACGCAAGACCCCTTCGGATGGGCTGAAACTCCTCCCTCAAAGCCCGATTGGCACAACGCCAACTGCTACAAGATCCCTGAGCGCTACCACGGCGGTCTGTATTGCTCAGACCAAGAGGCCGGTGGGAATCACGGCTATGTCAACCCAGGATCTATGGAATGGGAAGTGGAATGACTCAAAACCACAAGAAGCCGAAAGTCAAAAGCTACGAATGGGAATCGGGGAGACGGCGCCGGGGATGCATTCGACCCCCTGAAAGTACAAGAAGCGTTTGACTGGGCGCTTGAGCACCACTCGAACCTCATCGTCAAGCGAGCAATCATTCAGCTACGAGATTGCTTTATCTTCCCGCCCTAGGCCGCTTTAGAGCCGTAGCGACGTTCGAGTTCAGCCAGAATACTCGCTTTCGATTCTGAGCTTCCCGAGGGCTTCTCAGATAGCCCTGCGCCAACCTGTTCCAGCTTTTTCAGAGTCCGGTGGGCTTTCTGATTCGACGTTAGCTTGATCGGGGACTTGGAGAAACCCGGCTTGTCTCTCGTCGCGGTTGCACTCGAATCTACGGTAGCTGTCGTGCCACTTGCCGAGAGGGTCATGCCGGGGAAAGATTGGGTGGCCTGTGCGGAGAAGCCGAGCTGTAGGGCCTGCTTCTTGCCGAGGCCCGGTACGTGGCCCACGCTGTACTGAGCCAGATAGCTGGCTGAAGGGGCTGGGTGGGGGCCGAGGCCTCCCGCACCGCTGTCTCCCACGCTCGTACCCCAGTATTCGTTGCCGATCTTCATGAACGTGTGCTCGCCGTTGTAGAAGACCGTCACGGCTCCGGGACCGGGCTTCAGAACCTCTCCCATCGATCCCGACGTCAGGGGTGTCTTGAGGATGCCTGCTTTGCTTAGGACCCAGGAGACGGCCCCCGAGCAGTCCAGACCGGCCGGGGCCGATTCGATTGAGCCGTGCCCGCCGCCCCAGATGTAGGGGATATGGCGCTTTGTCAGGGCCGCCGCTGCGCTCTTGATCGCCTTGAAGCGGGTTACGACCTTCTTGGGTGCTATCCCAACGTTCGCTTGCTTACCGACCGCCAACCCAAGTTTCTGGGCCTTCGCTTGGGTTGCGGCAAGCTTGCGCTGCTGGGCTGGCTTCAGCCCTCCGCGTTCGAAGGCCTTGACGATTGCGTTTGCCTGAGGCTTGACTTCGTCGTAGCGTTCGGGGAAAGCAGAGCCCTGCGCGGCCTGGGCAGCCGATCCGGCTGTGGGCGCAGTAGCAGCCCCCGGATCTGTACGCAACTCTTTGTAGAACCGATCAGCGGAGGCCTTGACGTTCCTTGGCCCTGTCGGTCCCGTTCCATAGATCGAAGTCCTCTCTTGTCGCCAACCTTCTGAGTCCGCGTCACCACCTGGAAGATTTTCAAAGTGGCTCTCGACCAAGCCCGTCTCCGAAGCAGAAAGAAGATTCTTGCGTGTCACGTGTTTCTTCTCGCCTTGGCGCAGTACCGTCCTAGCTACGTGGCTCTCTTGCGGGGTAAGGCCTGGGAGTGGGCCGTTCGAACGTCGTGCCTTCGATTCAAGCCGCTTGAGAGTCCGGGCGGTCCTCCGAACGGCCGGAGTCGTGACGAAGCCCTTACGATTCGTAAGTAGTTTCCCGCTACTCGAAGCTACTTGCAATTCTTTCAAGCTGGGCGTACCAGCCGTCTTGACCCCCTGAAACTTCGGAGGTTTATAGCTCGGAGACTTGGGCCTCATCTGTGCACTGGCCCTTTCGCCTCCGAGCGGTTTGGACGATATCACCGTCTTCGTAGTCATCGGCGTATCGCGCTTAGCCAACGCTGCCGCAGAGGGTCGTGAGGCCCGCTGCTGGCTTCTGCGATGGAACCCCAGGGCTGAAGCCTGCTGAGCCTCTACGCGGCTTACACGGCGCCTGCCAGCTCGTGAGCGCTGCTTAGCTTGAACTGCGGCATGTGGAGAGGAGAAGCCTGAGGTCGTTACGTGACCCGTGGGGCTGGTCGTGACGATGGTGGTCGGCGCTCGCCGGATCTTCGCGCCCTTGGGCTTTGAGCCAGAGCCTGAGTAGCTGCGAGTCTTCGGGTTGTAGGTCGTCGTCCCTTTGCGGGTGGGGTAGGAGACGGGGGACTCGCCGGGACGGCCTGAGACGAAGGGCACTAGGAACGCCTGATCTTGCGTTTAGGCCGCTTGACCTTGCGAACGTGCTGGAGATGGGGCACATGAGAGCCGTGCGCGTCTTTGACGAATTTCTGCGCCCAGGGGACGCCTTCGTTGGCCTTCGCATGAATGTATTTACTTTGGGATATGCTGGAGTAAGGAATGGTATATTCTCCGTATGCCAAGACACGCGAATAAGACTAGCTTCAAGAAAGGTCATACGCCCTCCGATGCTGAAAAGCGCAAAAGGAGCGAGTCCCTCAAAGCACGATACGCGGCGCAGGGCTTCGGGCCACCACGCAATTCATGGACCGAGGAGTCTAGACGAAAGCTACGAAAGACTCAGCGAAAACGAGCTAAAGAACAGCGCGAAGAAAGACTTGGAAAGACCCGGCTCCAGAATGGGTATCGGCAGATCATGACCCTAGATGGCTATCGCTACGAGCATCGGGTCGTCATGGAAGAACATCTTGGGCGGTCTCTGCAGAGCAATGAACTCGTCCATCATCGCAACCATGACCGGCTGGATAATCGGATTGAGAACCTTGAACTAATGCAAGGCCATAGCTCACACATGAAATTGCATGGGAGGTCTGAGTTCGGCAAAGAACAAGGTCCGCTATCCAGACTGGAAGCCGGGGAGTGGTCCCGACACTTTGAGTCATGCGCATCCTGCGGGACGACCAAACGCCGATACGCTGGACGTGGGCTTTGCTGGAAATGCTACGAAAGAGCGAGAAAGTCCGGCGCGCTACCCAGCGTCAGCGACGGACGAAGACGCGCTTGACGACCGTGAGCAAGGCTTTTACTGGGCACATCAATCTCCTCTAAGTTTTCAGCGTCTCTTCGAGCCTGCGTTTCGCCTCACGGCGGGCTTCGGCCATTGTGCAGGCCGTTAGATCGCCTCGATTCGGCTGTTCGGCGTAAATCCCTCGCGCCAGTTCCTCCACGTCCACGGCGTTCTCGGGATCGCCCTGGGGATTCTCCAGCTTCTCGTCTCGCTGGTTGCGAGTCTTCCTGGCCTTCGCCAGGCCGAGCTTCCCTCGTACGTAATCGGAGGTATTGAGATTGGCTTCTCTCGCCTGTCGGTCGAGCTGGTTCTTCTCCCAGACGACGAGGGGCAAGATGAAACGAACGTTGCGAAGCGGCTTACTCATCGACAGGCGAAAAGCGCCTGCTTGGCGCATCCGAAGTAAGGCGTCTTTTCGGCTGGCGAGAGGCCCGCCCACTCCCGCCCGCGGTCCGAGGTCCCGGCAGACATCCGCCGGACGGCTTTGAAGAAGTGCTCGGCCATCGTCTCAACTGCCTCGTCACTCTGTAGCACCTCCTTAAGCCGCTGACGCTCCTGGTCGGCTCCCTGTTTGCGGAGGGCGGGGGCAACGGCGGCCACTACGTCATCCAGATCACTTTGGTCGCTTTCCACATCGATGACCAGGCCGTTTTTGCATGCCGTCGACCACGCGGCGGTCAAAGCTTCTTTCGGTAGCTCCATGCCGGGAGCCTAGCAGATTGTGTCCATAATCACGACAAGCTCCCAAAGACCGTCTTCCCGTTCGCGCCACTGCCCAACGTTACGAGACTTCCCGGTCTCGTCCTCGACCTCTACGAATACAAAGGTCGCTCCGGGCTTGCGATCGAAGACGAAGCGAAGCTCTTTCATGCCGTTCGATAGGTCGTCGGCGGAACCGGGGCGTAGCCCTCGCGCTGGGGGATCTTCTCCAAGACCTCCCCCTTCTTGACCTTCGCCCATTCCTCTCCGGCCTGATGCCTGGCTGTTACGCCGGGCCAGCGTCTCTCAACGTCTCTGTGAAGTTCGGTAATGCGCTCGTAGAGATAGCGTACGTAGTCGTCGCGGGAGGCGTCTTCAGGAACGAGAAGCGCCTCTACGTCCTCCAGCGCCGGAGGGGTCTCGTGGCCCTCAAATTCAAGGGTGTCTCCCACGCTGGGCGTCGGGCCGACTATGGAGCAGGTTCGAACGTAATCGGAAGTCTTTTGGCCAAACTCCTCGGCCAGGACCTCAATCCGTTCCTTCTCCTCGGTTGTGGCCCGGAACTTGATGGTCTCGCTTCTAGTTTCTGTCATGTGGCCACGGTAGCAGAGGACCACAGTGTTTGTGGCCACAGAGGGCTATTGGTTCCCAGCTAGTGCATCTCTGGCTTATAAAGATATTAGCTACGCACGCACAGCCGACCCACTCCCCCGCCCCCTATGGCTTGCTAGAGCGGTTTGAGGTTGATCAGCGCTCAGGCCTACTCGTGCTCAGCGCCGCAGCGTGCGCACTTGAGCCTGTCGATCTCCAGCCAGGACAAGAGGCGATAGCACGCTCTACATCGCATGGCTACAGCCTAGCTCATCTGGCTCTGTAATGCGGGTTAGCGCTGTTTACAAGCGCGTAGGTACGAGCGCAACGTAGACATAGCGCCAGGTACCTCGCAGGTCGTAGTGCTCCACAGCGCTCACAGCGCGGGTCTGCGCTCATGCCTGGATACCCCTGAGACGCTCTGTAAGACGTTCTAACGGCAATCGAGGGTCTCCTGGTAGGAAGCTATTCATTTAGCTCTAGGAGTGGCTTAGAAGGCTATTTGACAGGACGAGAGAGAGCATCTTGTTGTAGCAAGTACCTTACGTAAGCGCTAAAGCTGCTTCCGTGGTTCTTAGCCTGTCTCTCTACCGCAGCGCGTTCCTTAGCGCTCATGCGAAGTCTTAGTTGTCCGTGCTTGTGTTCTGGCATGTAGCAACGAAGGTCGAAGGACTAAATCTGAGATGCGCCGCAATTCGGGCACTTACCCAACGTGCCGAGATGCCAGCCGCACTTGCAGATCCTTGGTTCTCTGCTCTCATCGCTCATAGCCTCAATCCTACCAGCAAACCGCTCTGTGTTTGCTTTTCAGGTTCTTAGGGTCTACAGTGCAGTAGAAGACAACAACTAGCGAGAAGGACGAATGAACTGGAGAGAGTTGGAGCAAGAGGCCATGATCGCGGCCGAGGAAGCACGCCGTCACTCCTTCGAAAGCCACACGATCAACGACCTACGTAGATGGCGTGATGAAGCCGAAAAGGCCGGTGAGCACGGTGTGGCTGACGAGATAGCCCGAGCGTTTGATCGCAAGATGGCCCCTCATGCTTGACCAACGCTCACTGGCCGAGAAGAGCGCTGACCTGGAGCTTGAGATCGTGCGCTCTGACCTAACGGCTCAGGGCGAAGAGCTTGAGAAGGAAGGACTCCACGAGCCTGAAATCCTCGGAGCCTTCTGCGAACAGCTCGAAGAACGGCTCGCTCACCTGTACCGCGAGCTTTACGAGATCGGAGTCTGATGTTCGGTCTCCGGATCGAAATCTACGCCGATGACCTCAACGGAGTGACCTACCAACTTCATGGCAAGGAATCGATCATGTACAAGGCGTGGCAATCCGGATTCGAGGACGAAGCCGACTACATGCCCTTCGGATGCTAGACGCCAACGTTTCTCGCAAAGCCCCTGCAGAGCGTCTTAAGTCTAAGAAAGGACAAGACAGTGGCTGACACTCAGAAGACAACAAAAGCCGCTAGAGAGGCTCTTACGGCTTCTCAGAAGATACCAGTTCTTTTGACCAGGGAAGAGTTGGGATATTGCCTTGGCTTTAGTAAGCCGATGGTCAAACTCTCCGACATCAACAGGAAGTTTAGAGCCGCTCTGGGAAGGCTTGAAAATGACTAAGACAAATCCTCGCTACACCGTCGAGCTGACGACTGAGGGATGGCAGATCAAGGACAACGAGAAGAACAACTACGGCGGAGACGCTTACGGCTCAAAGGCTATCGCTGAAGCTGAGGCAGACGCTGCTAATCGTTTTGAAACGGACTGGCCTAGCTGATGGACCGCTCTGACGTCCTAGGCATCCTTCTCGGAGCCTGCGTGATCTTCGTCCTGGTTCACTGGATCTAGTGGCCGGGCTAACGCAAGCGGAGTTCGAAGCCTACGCAGCGCTGGCTTGGAAGTGCAGGCTGATCAACAAAGACCAGTTCGAGCTTCTTCGCAAAGAACACAAGCGCCTTGAGGGCTGGCCTTTCGCACAGGCTGTCAAGTGCCTCGAAGACGAAATGCGCTTCGAAGGGCGATTGTGACTGAGCCAAGCGCTGAACAAATCAGAGCCGAACTGAGCCGTATCGGCTACGAGAAGGTCAAGGCCCGCGGCGCAAAGAACAAGAACGCCGTTGAACTCAAGCAATGGCTGCTTGAGGCTCGGCACAACCCAGAGGTATCGATGAACGAAGCGATCAAGCTGGCTGGGACGTATTGGTCCGTTGCCAAACACCTAGGGCTACTGGAGGAGAAATGACGGTAGGCGAGCTACGCAAAGCACTTGAGAAGTACGACCAAGACGCCCTTGTGCTCACTCGCGGATACGAGGACGGCTACGTCGCTGCTGCGCCCGAGACCGAGTTCATGGCCTATCAGAAATCAAGCGCCTGGTACTACGGCGATTGGTGGGAGGTCATGGATGCCAAAGACGGCCCGGGACAAAAAGCGCTCTACATCGGCTAAGCCGCTGAGTCCTCAATCTCCTCAGCCGTTCCCTCAAGCACTTCCCCTGGCAAGAGAACGCGAACGCCCTTGTTGGCCAGGTTGGCGATGTTCTGCGTGATGTTGACCTGAACCGTAGGTGTCTGCTCTTCGTCGAGCTGCTGGCCCTTATCGGTATGGATCGCTGAGCCAAGGCCAGCTTTGCCCTTGAGCGTCAGTTCAGCCTCGGGCTTAAGCTCTCCAGCCTTCATCTTCTTCTTGAGGCGCTTCGTGACTTCCTGCTCAAGTTCCAGGTCCCTGATGGCCGCTGCGTGATGTTTGTCGGCAAGGAATTCTTTTACGTCCTGCGCTCGTTTGACGCGAGCTGCGCGGTACTTGCCGGGGTGTTCAACTCGCGCAAGCTTCTTGAGGCGGTCCTTGGAGACCGGAAAACCTTCATCGCCTAGCTGGCGCGTTGTAGCGGCCAGGTTGCCTGCGTTGACGGCCAGGGACTCCAGGATGTGCTCTATCTCGGGGACAGAGAGGGTGCGTTGGAGGGCTGTGTTCATCGGTACATCTGCCTTGTGAAGAAGCGCCTAGCTATGAGTTCAGAACGCGTAGGGTCCCAGGGTCGCTTAGGCCACTCCCAGGTTGCTTGAGCTAGATCTGGCCCAACGTCCCAACCACAGAGCGGGTGTGCCCAAGCGGCCAGTGGAAGATCCTGAAGGTCGTACGGCCTCATACCCATGATCCTATCTCAAGAACTACGAAAAGAGAAGTGGACGCGCGGGGACTTGAACCCCGATCCGATTGGCGAGACTCGTCAGTCCCGGTCGGCAACTGATCCGCAGATCGCGCCCACCCACATTGTATCGAAAACTCCACCGCTCGCGGATCAACGGCGAGGAGGCTCTACGAGCGGTGGCATTGCGGGAGAGAACCGCAAAAGGTGCCCCTCGGCTGTCATGACAGCGCTCGCAATTAAGCTCGTAAGGGGCATGAAGTCTAAGACGGGTGCTCGATGGTCCCGTTTCGCACGGGACTGTGATCTAGCTGCTCTATCTCCCACTGGAATGTGGGCGAACCACTCCCGGCGACCGGGTGAGCGCGATCTTATGGCGCTCCAGCTAATGCAGAAACATAGCAGTTCGGTCAAGCCCAACCAAAAGCGACGTAACAAACCCAGTAGCCCGTATGGATAACAGCGATAGCCAAAAGGGCCACAATCATCCTCCCGTCGCTCATGAGTTCAACGGATTCATAGGCTGAATATCGCCCAAGAGGCTCATCTGGTCTTCCTGACGTCGCTTCGCTCCTGCTGCCGGATGAGCTATCAGTTTGATCCGTTCGTCTTCCTGACTATCCTGATAGACATCGACCTCGTAGCCGCGAGCCCTCAAGTCCATAGCAATGGCTGGCAGGCTGGCCCAGCCGTTTTCATGGAAGACCTCGGCCAGAACGCCGTCTTTTTTGCTCTCAGCCGTGCTCAAGAGTTTCACGACCTCTGAAACGTTGGTCAGGTCTTTCGTCAAGGCTTGCGGCACCCAGCCGCCTGCACCATCGTCCTTGTAGGGCTTATGCAACGGCATTCTTGATCAGATAGTCCTGCTCGGCTTGCCAAAGACGTTGCTCAGCAGCGGAGAGAGCATCGTCTAGCTCAGAAGAGGCCATGGCGCTAAGTGCCTGACGCACTGCCATGAGAAGCTCTTGCGTCTCTGGAGGATGGCCCTCCCAGCCCCTAAGGGGCATTAAGGGGCCAACCCGTCTATCCGCTCGCTAGTCCGATGCAAATCCCGTACGACCGTGGCCTCGCGCTCTGACTCCTCGACCTTCAGCAGAGACGCCTTAGCCAGCGACGCTGCGATATTTCGCTTCATGCGATGTTCCGCTGCGTCTGCTTCTGCTCGAATCTGCGCTACGCCCGATGGTTCTCCGGCCGCGCGATATTCGACAAGCTTGATCGCCTTGGTTTTGCGGTAGGCAAGGTCTTCCTTGGCAGCCTCTTCTGAATGGTGCACGTAGTCTCGCCGGGCAGCCCTACGGTCTTCTGCGATGGAACGGTCGGCCTTCCGACGGGCATCAAGATCCATGACCTCGGGGTTTGCGTTCACGCGGCCCCTCTCTCCTCATAAGGCCAGAAATCCCCAGCCTCTACCGCGTTACCGTCAACGAAATAAGCCACCGTGGTCCATTGCGGGTGCTGCGCTTTGCCTGTAACAAGGATCTCCTCAACTCGGCACTTGCCGATCCACCGAGACACCATCCTCGCTACTTCCTCCGCTTGTTCACGATGTGCGAACTGAGGACATTCCGATGATCCATCTTTCGGTGCGATCAGATAGACCTTCATCGGAATAGCTGTTCGTTCTGATCGGTCCACGCAGCGTAATCGTCCAGCGGCCTTTCGTGGCGTGCTTCTTCTTCTACGCGGCGCTGAGAGCGCTCGTCTGCAAAGAGATATGGAGGCATCGGTGGGTCCTGGACTCGCCAAGGACCAGAAAGCGCCTCGGCTTTCCAACGCGCGTCTTCTCGCGCTACTCGCCGTTCTTCGGCCTGATCCGCTGCTTCTTGCTCGGCACGCTCTCTGGCTTCTTGAGGGTTCACGGCTGCAGCGACCCCGGACGCTTGAAACCCTTCTCAGGGCTGAGTCGTTTCTGGTCGTAATCAGCGCGTCGAATTGCTAGCTTGCGTCGCGCTCTCTTCGCCGCTCTCTTGCTCATACAGCTCTCCTCGCCGTCTCGTTGATCCTGGCTTCCAGCTTGCTCAAGACCTTTTCGATCTTTCTCTCGGCAAACCGAAGTTCCGATCCAAAGGTACCACGGCCGTGCAAGAGTGGGTTGTCCCGGATGCGGTCCAAGGCTCCTTTGACGTCGGCGCGATGACTTCTAAGCAGTTGAAGGGCTGGATCGCTGCTCTGTTTCTTGAAGCGTTCCTGGTCTGCTCTTGAGACTTCCTCTCCAGAGCCTCTGAGGGCCGCTCCAGGGCTATGGGTATAACCAGATGCCTCGGAGGCTTTGACAAGCTCAGCGCCCGTTAGATCGTCTCTCAGGCCCTCCTCGTAGCCCGCACTACGTGTCCTGGCGCGTAGTAGGCGGGGGCGGTCGTCCCTGACCACGTAGATCAAAACTCGTTCCTCGTCGCTCTCTTCGATGCCCGCTATGAGAAGAGACACTTTCGTTGAGAGCTTCAAGTCCTTTTCGTTGCCGATGTAGGTCCAGTCCTTCGGCAACGTGATCCTTGGGTGTTCTCCCGCAAACAGAGCTTTGCGTTGAGCGCGCGTGAGGCTCAGTCGCATCGTGCGAGCTTCCCTTCTTCGCGTTCGCGCGCCTTGACGAGTTGTTCACGGCGCCACGCCTCGGCCCGTTCCAGCCGTGCAGCACCTAGCCGACCATAGATCTTCTCGTTGGCTTTGCGTTGCTGGCGGGTAAGGGAGAGAGTCAAGCGGATCTTCCTCGGTGAATGTCAACCACTTCCTTCAGATAGAGCGCCCAGAGAGCTGGGCCACCCACGGTGACAAAAGCCGCCTTAACCCACGCAGGAGGTCGATGGTTGTAGTGGCGCTGGACTGGGCCGGACATAAGCCGCAGCACGGCAACCAAGAGGGCTTGAATCGCTAGCGCGACAAGCCACCAACCGGAGATTGTAATCGTGACGCTATGCATCGCTAACCTTCAAACGCTCTTCGGCTACCGCGCGCCAGTGCACATAAGCGCGATAGCTGCACCGCCATTCCGTGAGGTAGTGAGCTAGTTTAGCTTCAAGTTCGCTTCGATCCTCCTTACGAGCCAAATCTTCCATTGCTCAGATCCCTCCTCGCCTGGAACTCTCTCTGCAAAGCGTTCCGTCTTGGCCTTGGTTTTGAAGATCGTATCCCAATCGTTATAAGCCTTCAACTTGCCGTTCTTCTGCTCGGCTTCGTAGGGATCGAAGGCAGCGCCGCAGATTGCTTTTAGGCAATCGATAAGCCCGTGCTTCCCTCGCTTCAGGTGGGGGCGGATCAACTTGAAGTCCTCCAGGTCAAACCCAGTCAGAGGATGCCAGCAAGCTAGACGCCACCATTCATGAATGGCTTGCGCCTCTTCCCAGAGCGGATCGTTAGAGCTGACCTGTTCTTCGGCCCGTTCCAGCTTCGTGATCTTGGCCTTGAGGATGCGGAGATCCTTCTCGTACTGGACCAGGGTTCGCTCAGCCTGATCGCAACCAGGACACCCCTCATGAACCTCTCCCTGCTCATCTACGACCCGAAGAAGCGGCCTCACGTCCAGTCTGCTTCGGTCTTCTGCTGATGACGCAGTGCAGCGAACAGACGTGGGTCTGCGCCTAGACGGTCCAGGAGGGGCCAGAGACTACGCAAGCTCTCAGTTTCCCGATGCACCTTCACGACCTTCATTTCCCAACGCTGGAGCTGCTCTGAGGCCGTCACGCGGTAGCCGCAAGCGCGTCGGCCAGGATGTTGAAATGGGCTCCATGGTGGCCCTTGACCCAGCTAAATCGCATGGCAGGTAGAACAAGGGCGTCTAGCTCGCGCCAGAGGTCCACGTTCTTGACGCGATGCGGGGACTTGGCTTTCTTGCGCCAGCCGTTGCGCTTCCAGTTATGCCGCCAGTCGTTGATCCCATCGACCACGTATCTGGAGTCGGAGATCAGTTTGATATGGCGAGGCGATTCCCGGAGTTCGCCAGTCCACCGCAGAGCTTCGATCATTGCCGTTAGCTCCATGCGATTGTTCGTGGTCTCCTCGTCCGAGCAGCCGGAAGCTTCCCAAATGATTGCGCCTTTCTCCTCAACTACGAAAGCCCAACCTCCAGGTCCTGGGTTTCCTACACAAGAGCCGTCTGTCCAGATTCTCAGCATTCTCTCCCCGTCTCTCCCTGCACTCACTCCTTCTATCACGTCCCAGACTCAGAAGCTACGTGTTTTCCAAAGCCCCGTAAGGGCCATAGAACCCCCGGCAGCCGTTACGCCCAGGCACTCCCTGCGCTTAATGAGCCCTGGAACAGACTGGCTGGGTAAGGCAGGCTGTGGAAGGGCTCTTAGGTAAGCCGCTCTCCCTCTGTCCGTTACGACAAAGAGATTGAGATCCCGTTCCGCTCCTTCTCCTCTGACCTCCCGGTGACTTCTAACTTCAGAAGCTCCAACTGAGGGTTTGATGTATCTGCTCTCGGGCTAGACTTGCCCAGAAGGTGCCTTCTCTTCTGATCGCTACTTCAGAAGTCAGCGGCTACATTCGGCCTACCTATGGACTGGTTAACGCCTCTCGGTGGGGGCGCTCCGGGCTTTACCGGCAGTGGCTTGACACAAGGTAGGCCGCGTCTGCTACGCTGCGGCTGTCGATCCTTTCTGGCGAGTGGGTTGACAATCTTTGAGAGGCCGTCCTTCGGGGCGGTCTTTCTCTTTTGAGGCAAGCTGCTTCCTGAAAGCCGCGTGAGCCATCTCCTGCCACGAGAACGGCCTAGAAGCCCGCGCGAGCCATTTCTCCCACGCCTTCTCAGCCTCAGATCCCTCCCAGCGCTTCTGCGCCGCTAAGATCTGCTCCAGTAGATCGGAGGTTTCAAGCATGTGCCTTGACCTTCGCCCGGCTCTCCACGAAGAGGCGCTTCTCAACGCGAACTTTCGAATGCGGGTTCTCAACGCCTCCCGTGCACCACTCGCGCATGGAGTTGCCCATCCCGTGCCTAGCCACCTTTCCAATCCGATGGCAAGTCGGCTCCGGACAAACTGGGAGACAGACATACAGCCGTTTGTGCACGCGCTCAGGCATCAGAGAACCATCCTAACATGCCTCGGCGCGCTTAAAAGCCCGCCACCCTCAACCAAGAGAGCAGCGGGCCGGTCCCATCGTCGTCAGCGGTGCGTAGATAGTCTTGAGAGCTTCTGTTGTAGCTCCTAAGGAGCGTTCTCGTCTTTTGAAGGAGCACATAGCGTCGCGGGCCTACGGGGCCTTGTAGAGCCCCCTACGACTCGCTCTGCGTAATCGGCTGCTTCTCGTTCGGTCGTGCTATTGGGACCGTAGTAGCACGGATGCTTGAACTTCTCGGCGGCGTGTCGGCTGCCTGCCGTCCAACCCCGCAACCATGCGGTTTCGAGTTCTTCTCGAAGGAGCACTTCAATCCCCTCGGTTCCAATCAGATCCTCAATTGTCATGAGAAGCCATCCACTTTTCGATTCGGGCCAGGAGGATCGCTCCAGTGCCTAGCTTAATCTGAGCGTCATTAATCACTCGGCCGCCATCCTCAGGACCGCGACCCTTGAAAAGGGTTTCAGCTTGAACAAGGGCTTCGTCGTCCTGGCGCTGCCACTCCTCCAGCCAGGGCCCTAGCTGGGCCACTGGGAAGAGTTCTCCGAGAGGCCAAGAGGTTATGCCGCCTTGGAAAGCATCAACTTCAGGGCTCTCTCGCTCCCAGCCGATATCGCCCAGGAGGTTGGAGAGAGCTGCGACCTGGCGAGCAGCGTCGGAGCACTCTGCATAGATCTTGGTTGAGATCCGGTGGTCCAAACGTTGAGCAAGCCTTTGAATTGAATCCAAAGCATGGCATGCGACGTGGTCTCTCTCCTCTCGACTGAGGCGAAAGGCTTCTCCTCGCAGGTTCTCGGGTCGCATGGCCTCTCCGATCTCTTCGAAACTGAGCCCTGTGAATTTGGAATTCATACTCAAGCCTCCACGGGACGGCCGGTGGCTCGGATGATCTTAGCTATCTGGCTTGGCTCCTTGGCAAACGCATCGCGTCCGTCGAGTACTTCTGCGATCTGATCCAGAGCCACCGAGTCTCCGATTTCAGCCAGAAGATCTTCGTTGATCCCGTAAAGATGTTCGGCAGCCCCGCGTCTGGGGATTTCATTGAGAAGCTTCAGGGCTCCCTCGTCCCTTAGCTTCATTACGTGGTAGCTGACGCTGCCAATCGGTCGTTTGAGCTGCTTGTGCAGCCCCACGGGGCTTACGAGGCGACCTTGGGCGTGAGCCTCACGAGCTGCCTGGAGGACCTCTCGCCTGATCTCGTGGCCGTTGATCACGGCCAGACGCTCTGCGATAGATTTCTCGGGCTTAGACATCTCCCTCTTCCTCCCGTTTCAATGCGTCGCGGTCCCCATCAGGCCATAGATAGGCGCCCACCAACCTCCTGGCCCAGGTGCCATCACCCAACTCGTAGCGAGACCGAGCGATAGCTGCTGCCAGGCGTTCATCGTGGTCAGCGGGGCGAATATCAACCCTTGACGTTGCGTCCATTGGCTCTCTCCCAACGTTGTTAGTCAGTGCTTCTTAGACCATACAGTTTGAGGAGAACCTGTCAAGAGCTACAGAACAAAAAGAGCCACCCTCCGAAGAGAGTGGCTCGCAAAAGGACCAGTCCAAAGGTCGCTGCACTCGGAGCGTATCAGCTAGAAAGGAAGCATTAGTCGATCCGCTGCATAAGCCCGTGATGCTGCGAGTGATGGGACGGGCATAACCACCTGACCTCCAAAGGCTTGCTGTAGTCGTCGTGGTGGGCATGAACGATTTGGTCTCCGCAAATCTCGCAAGGCTGTCGGATGAGTTTACCGCTTCGCACTGCCTTGGCCACGATTGAATGAACCCGCTTCTTCTCGGGATTTGCCTCATTCCAGCGCTTACCAATTTCGCGGATCTTCTCGGGGTTCTCCCGCGCCCACTTCTTCGCAAGCGCTTGTCGTTTCCCCTTATCCCTTTCGTAGCGCGCTCGGTCACCCGCTCGCACAAGCGCAGGGTCACGCCTAGCTATCCATTCCCGGCGTTCCTTAAGGGTCTTGCGGTTGTACCAGCCCCGCATGTAGTCCCGTTTCTTGCACTTCGGGCAGACCCCACATTGACAACTCGGAGGTCTGCCCGTCTTCGCCATCTAGAAAGGAATTGTACTACTTTCCCCGTCTTCTTTGGGCGCGGGTTTGGCTTCTTTAGCCGCATCGCTGATCGCAGCGGTCTTTTCATCCAGGACACAGGCGAAAGCCTCTAGCTCGTCGATGCGGCCTTGAACTTCCGAGCCAGTTGCCGCAACGGGCAATGGTAGGAAGCTATGAGCCGCTACGAGGAGGTTGTGAGCGTGTCTGGCTCCAGCGATTTCAGAGGGATCACGCGACTTGAAGGTGCCTCCGCCTCCTCCAGGCGAGGTACCGCCGGAGAATCCCTCCTTCTGGGCCTTCTTAAACCTCGGAGGGAAGTCCGGGTTCCTATTGGGCATGATGTCCCCTGAGAGCGTTTCTCCGGGCTGTGGAGGCGCTGTCGTAGGCTTCTGGTTCATCTCCACCTGGTGAGTGATCCCAGAGCCCTGAGGCGCCTCTTCCAGCTCCAGAGCATAGGTCTTCATCGGGCCGTATTGCCCCGACCAGTCTTCCTTGTGGTCCGCTCGTACGATTACGTAATCCTTGCTCATCAGTGAGTCTCCACCTTCTCCCGCGTTTCTTCTTTCTCGAGGTTTTCGTTGGCGCGCAACCGCGCTATCAGCAAGTATTCTTCCGCCAGAGTGAGGAGTCCTTCCAATCGTTTGTCATCCCGGCTGAGTCGCCTGAGGTACTTGACCTTGACGGCCAATTCCTCGGACTCCCGGCAGAGCCGCTTCATTCTTAGCTCGTTCATGGACACAATCTAGCGCAGCTTGCGGACGTAGGATAGGGTGCCCTCTCCGTGGCGAGGAGAAAGACAGGGAAACGTTCGCGGCAAGCGCGAGAAGCGGTGCGGGCTGGCCGCCATAAGCAGATCAATCGGGATCTGGAAGCTAGAAATCAAGAACCCGAGCAGAAACGTTGCTCGTTATGCAGGGTCTTCAAGCCAATTGACGAGTTCTATGCGCGACGAATCAAGCTCAAGAGCGGAGCGGTTGTTCAGCGGGCAGAATCGTGGTGCAAGGAATGCACGAAGGAGCGCCAAAAGCTCTACCGGAAACGTCAGGGTTCCCAAAAAGGAAGTTGGGCGAATTACCGGAAGGGACTCAGCGGGATTCGCTTGGAACGGTACCTGGAAAAGCAGCGACAACGTTCAACCGCGTACCGACGTCGCAAGGGGAGTCTTCCCGGGACGACACGTAAGCCTGCCAAAGAAAAGGGGTTCAGGAAACGTGTGCCTGTGGAGCCGCTAGCCGTGTTTCTGGAATCCAAGGAGAAAGGCAGTGTGCGAAGGCTCTCGCGTCTCTCGGGGGTCGATGAACGCCGTTTCCAAGCGATTCTCAAACGTGAGACCAAAGGCATCTCGCTCAAGCTGGTCGATGAGATCCTCGTCGGTCTGGACTGCGCAGAGGAACTGGCTACGCTATATCCGCTCCCAGAACCCAGGGTGGGCTATCGAGTGATCAGCCTGCCGAAGACATAAAAAAACCTCCCGTCCCTTTTCAAGAACGAGAGGCTATTCCATCGAGCAATTGACTTATCTCAACCGTAACCCAATGAGAGAGAGTCAGCGGAAGCAACTTACCAGGTTATGGTCATATGTCAAGGCCACTGCAACGAAGGCAGGAAACGCCGCTCTCCTCGGGGCGGCCAATAGCAAAGCTCGGCCTTGGCCCCCGCTTTGTAGGCTTCTCGCAAAAGCTCAGCCCGCTCGGCTGTGCGGAAGTTCATGTAGGGGCCGCCGGAGACGTTAGCCTTGACCTCAATGAAGCGGGGAAGCTCTCCAGCCTTCAGAGCTACGAGATCAGCGACGCCCTTTGAAGCTGGCGAGCGCAGGACCCACCAAGAGCCCCCGGCCTCCGATTCGAGATAGCGCTTGACATCTCGCTCTCTCGCGTGGCCTTTGGAGACCGCCGTCACCGAACGAGCAGAACCACGATCACGACGATCAGCAGGATGACGAGAAGGGTCGTGATCATTTCCTGAGCCCTCGTCCAGCCTGGTTCCGGGCGTGGCCTACGGCCCCACCGCCTGCACTCGTAATGCCCCAGGCAGCCAGCGCTTCGAAGATCGAGATATCATGGTTGAGGTAGCCGACCAGGGCGAGCAGACCCCCGCCGATCGCGGTTACCGTAGCGAGGGGAATGTCGTCAAGGAATTTCATCAGTCCTCTGTCTTTTCGTCGTGCAGTTTGTAGCCAACGGCCAGAGCCTGTAGCTCCAAGGCCATCCGCATCGTACGCAGCGGCCTAGGCGTTCCTTCCAGCCAGGTCCGGTCTGCCTTGAGTTCCTGCATGTTTGTGTTCATGATTGCAGCCTACAGGTAAGTGCGAATCACGAAGTCGGAATCCCCGAACAGATCGAAAACCCCTTCGTCGATTGGAGGGCTGCCGTGCCCACAAGTAGTTTGCCTCTCGGGGTCAAGGACGACCTCAACATGGTGATGCGGGAACGACCCATACAGCACGAGATCCCCAACCTTCGCCAGGGCTGCCGGGACCTCCTTGCCATGTGCTCCCTCCGTGCCGGTGTAGCCTTCGTGGTAGTCGGTGGCGCTCGGGTCTTTCAGGCCACAACAGAAGTAGATCCCATCGGCAAAGGTCGAGCAGTCGAAGATATGGCCGTAAGGCATCCCTTCAAGCATCTTGCCGTAGAGTCGTTCGGCACCGCTTTGGCTGTAATAGCCGGGTTGTTTGCCGTGCTGGTAGTTCAGCATGGCCCGTAGAAGGGCTGCTCTGAGGCGTTGGCGGGCGGTCCCTCCTTCGACTTTGTTCCCGGAGATCACGACTCCATGCGTCTTCCTCCATTTCGTCAGTTCAGCTTCGATCTTGTCTTCGTGGACGCCGAGGTCGTGCTTCCTTTGGACGCCCTGCTTGACTTTGTCTCGCCAGTAGACGGAGCGCAGATGGGCCTTGTGAGCGCGGTGTAGGCAGCGATCGGCCTTGCGGGTCTCCGCTTCCCCTTTGACCTGATCTTGGTTGGGGCCGAAGTGGAGCACCTTGTCGGCGGCTTCCTGTGCCTTCACGGCTTTCGCCTTCTCCCGGCCTTCGAGCGCGATGTTGGCCTTGTAGCGCTTACGGGCCTTCTTCAACTGTGTCTGGTTACTGGTCAGCTTCTCAACGATCTTGGCAAGTCGTGCTTTGATCCTAGCCATCTAGGGAATCCCTTCTATCGTTACTTCAGGAGGTTTGATTTCGACTTTAACCGGAGTCGTCGGAAGTTCTGGGCGTTGAGGCGCGTCGACCACGTTGGTGCCGGGGCCTTCCGCCTGTTGAGATTCAGCGGGCACGGGTGCTTCTTCTGCCGGTTCTTGTGCTTCCGGCGGTGGCGCAGGATGCGTATGCCCTGTCTGAGGCGCTGTGGGAGCGCTGGGCGCCAACCCAGGCTTCAGTTGGTGGGGAACCCCGGATTCGTCTATCCCGGCGTGAGCAGGCCTGACAACGCTTGGCAGGAAACCTCCCTGTTTGTGGGGTGATCCTGCGCTCTTGTGGGAGATCCCTCGTGAGACAGGCTTTCTCAGCTTCGGCTCGAAGTGCTGGAGGATTTCGTGGATCTGTCTGAGCGCCCTGCGGACCTGAAGCCCTACCGGCGGGAACCCCGGAGCGCTTTTGCATTCAGAACCGCGAGCCAGACGCAGAGTCTGCTGCTGGGCTTGCATGCGGGTGAGGAAGTGGCGGATCGGCTCCACGTTTCCGCTCGGCGTCAAGGACCGAAACCTGTAGCTATTGGCCGTGTTCTGGACTTGAGCGCAGATGATCGCGTGCTGACTCATCACAGCCGTGCGGATTTCCTTCTGGTTGTCAGAGGCCGTTGGGTTGACCGAGAAGAGAATCAGGCCTAGGGCCACGAAGAGAGCCAGCACGGTGATCGCGGCCGCGCCTAGAACGACAGGAGGGCGTCTCATGGTCTCGTGGCCCCGACAATGATTGCCCCTACGAGCAGGATCGCCAGACAAGAAAGGACGAGGAGGACGATGGGGGGAGTACTGAGCAGTTCCTCATAGATCAGGCGCAGCTCTCGGATGACTCTCTCCGGAAAGCTCATTTGCCTATCGCCCTTGACCCCACGACTGCGCCTAGTGCTACTGCGATAGCCCCGATGGCCCCACCCATTACCTCCGGTTTGGCTCCAATCAGCGCGGCGAGTGGCAATAGAAGTGTCAAGTACAACAGCGCTAGGGCGAGCAACAAAGGAATCCAATCCCTCCCGGGTCTGTTCTCTTGCTGGCTCACTCATGGTCCGCCTATCGAGATGCCGTTAGGACCGCCGATACCTCCACCGGCCGGTCCTCCGATTGAACCTGCGCTTGGTCCTCCGATACTGCCTCCCGTCCCGCCTATACCACCGCGTTTGATCTTTCTAGGGGTTCCCGAAGGCCCCGTCTTCCATGCGTCTTCCAGCATCCTGAGCGCTTTGGATTGTTCTTTGGAAAAGCCTCCCTCACTCGGGTAGAAGGGAGCCTCGCTTTCTTTCGCCAGGACGCCCCCTTTTTCAGAGGCGTGGACTTCTTTGATCAGGTGTTTCAATCCGGCCCAATCGACTTTGTCGCCGTTCTTACCGCTGAACAGAACTGCCTGAGCGGCGCGGGAGTCAAGCGTGCTGGGCAGATGCCCCTTGCCGTACTTCAGGTTGAAGGCCTTGGAAAGCGCTTCTGTGCGACCGAAGTTTCTGCCCGTCTGAGGCAAAAGCGGATTGACTCCGGAACGAATGGTTTTCCCAGGATCAAGCTTTTCATAGGCCTGAGAGGCGACAGAGCGCTCCGGGCCGCCTAGGGCTTGTAGCCCCTTTTCGCCCAGGCTCTGGTTGCCAAGGAAGGAAGCACGGGCACGTAGAGGGAAGGGGAGACTTGTGATCTGTTCGAGAGCTGCCCAGCCCTTGGGCTTCGTAGTCTTTTCCCCGCTGAAGGGTTCAATCCCCGTGAAAGCCGTTATCCCAGATGAAATGAGTGGGTTGGCGCTGGAAAGAACCGCTGCGGGGTTGGCGCTGCCCAAAGCCTGGGTCACCGATGACTGTCCGGGAGAAATGCGCGTGCCGCCGGGGAGGACGGACTTCCTGCCAGTCGGCCCCTCATAGACGGGCATTGCAAAGGCCAGGGGATTGGATGGTTTCGCCGGGGCGTTGGTCCTTTGCAGCCCGGCTTCATGCAGTCCTTCTCCCGTCAGCTTTTCGATCTGGTTGGCGTTGGCCTGGCCCAGCATGTAGGCGGCCGTCGCCATGATCGGGTGGTCCCTAGGAAAAGCCCAGGCAGTCCAGCGCAGCGAGTAGCGCAGGAAGCCGTAGAAGATCGCCAGTGGGGCGAAGGCGCGCTCATAGCGGGTGAAGGCGGTCCAGTTGCCCATCGAAGAGTCCATGTGGTCTTCGAGTTTGGCTTTCCAACGCTTGCCCTCCGGGTCCTTTTCCAGCCATTCCCAGAGTTTCTCGCGTGGCTGGTGACGAAAGCGCTGGGATAGCTCGGCCTGCATATCGAACATCCCGGTCACGCCTTTGTGCCAGGCGCGGAACTGTTTGTCGGCCTTCATCGCGTAGACGACCTGGCGCAACTCGGACTCGAAACGAGCATTGGCTTTGCCAAGCATTTCCAGCTTTGCAAAGGAAAGAGCGGTCCGCGCTGGTTTACCTCGCGTCAGTGCCTTCGCACCACGTGCCCACTCAACCGGCGTGAGGGCCTCCTGCATATCGAGAGGCGTGCGTAGAGCGGCACTAGAGATCGACTGCGCTCCCGCCGCTCCCTCCATTGCCAACGCTGCCTCGGGGTTGTTCTTGCGCTGTTTGAGAACGTTGCGGTAGATCGAAGCCACGTGGACGGGGTTGAGCAGGCCCGGATTCGTTAGGATCGCCGAGATCGCCACTGCGGGCAGTTGGGCTATAAACCAGGCGGGGTTGGTGCCGAGCAGGGTTCTGACCGCACCACGGTTGACTGTATTGGCGACTTTGGTTATCTCGTGGTGCTGGGCGCTTACCTGTGCCCTGGCCTCAACGATGGCCTCTCGCGGTACGAGCAGGGAGGGTTCGTGGCCCTTGACCTTCCCGGCCTCGGCTTCATCCAAGATACGGGTGATAGTCGTGGTCCGCTCTGCCTCGCTCATGTAGGGGTCTTTCAGCGCCGAGTTGAACTCTCGCAAGGCCAATCGCCCGTAGCTTTTCGGGTCGACCTGTCCGCCGTTGGGGTTCTCCTTCGTCCTGCGCGTCGTGATCGCTTTCCAGTCCTTGGCGTCGCGGATGATGAAGCGCTCTTTGCCGTCAAGTCTGAAGGGCGTCTTGAAGGTCTCGGGAATCGCGCGCATGAATTGGCGTGCTGCCTCACGTTGACGGGGGACGTGGGCTACGCCTCTAACCAAGCCCTCAAGGCTGCGGTCGAGGTTGTCTTCCAGCGCGGTTTGGCCAGTCCGCATGTGTTCAACCGTGGCGGGACGTTGCCCCGGCGTCCCCTCAAGCCCGGCTCCGCGCTGCTCAAGGGGAGCATGGTGGGTCCAGATGGCCGAGGCATAGCCCTCAGTTGTACGAGCGGTTTCAACCCGATCTTTGTAGCGACCAAGCATTTCATCGTTATAGGGCTTCAGTTTGCTCTGGTCGATGTTGCGCTCGGGATGCGTAAAGTCCTTGATCTCGCCGTAGAGCGCTTTGTTCTGCTTGAACTGCGCACGAGCCTCGGCGTAGCGAGCCCGGCCTTGGTCCAGAACGCGCTGGCGATCTGTCCCTTTTAGGACCTCGGCCTGATTGAAGAGTTTGCGGCCTTCTTTGCGCAGCTCCGTTACGCGCTTGTCGTCTGCCGCCAGTTTGTCCCAAGCTTCCTGACGCGTGGTAGCCCCGCTCAGCTTCTCAGCCTTCGCTGAGATCATCTCCTCGGGCCGGTGGATGCCGAAGAGATCACCTTGGGGGAGCAGCCGTGCTCGCTCGCCCTTGCCAACCACAGCAGCAGGCGCCGCCTCTCCGGCGTTCTTAACAGTCTCCAGCACCCTCAGAGTCGCCTTGTGCTTCCAGACCTCTGGATGCTTTTCGAGGTAATCGACTGCCTCTAGAAGTTGTTTATCTCCCGGCCCCTCGTGGCGCAATTTAGGAATATGGCGCGGATCTCTCGCCCCATACTCGGCCAGAACTTGCATCGCCTTGTGCGCCTCGGGGGGGAGATCGGCGGCGGCGTGAGCAATTGAGGCCTCGTGTCTCTCCCTAGCAATCCGCTGTGGATTATCGATCCGCTGCTTGACCAGGGCCACCTTCTTACGTAGTCCTTTGCGCTCGGACAGCCCCGTGACGCGAGGCTTTGACCCAGCAGGGGCGTGACGAACCTTGGCGTTCAAAGTGTCGCTGCGAGAAGCGACTTTGCGTCGTGCCTCGTTAGCCGTCTCGCGCAAAACCCCCCGTCCACGCTCATAGGCCTTGAGCCGTGTAATGGCGGGGAGCGGGGTAGCAAGCGCAAGAGAGCCCTCTTTGCGCGCTGCTTCTTCAGCCTTCTTTGTGTCTCCCGAGAATGCTTGGCCGACGATGTGGCCTACACCCTTGACCTGTTCCTCTGCCGTGTTTACTAGCGGAGCGGGCGTCCCGTGCTTGATCGAGCTAGCCGTTGCTCCAAGTAGCGCTGCTGGGCCGGTGATAGCTCCCGCGAGAGATCGTCCAGTAGTCTCAAGAGTTTCGGCGGGATGCTGGGCGAGAGCCTTTGCGCTTCCTTCCGCAAACGCACGTGCTCTCTTGGTCGCGTCCCCAGGTAGAGCGCCTTCTGGAAGAACGACTGCTGCGCCATACCCCGAGCGTACAGGGTGCCGTCGGGCGGAACGTGCGGTCTCCTTCGCAGCCGCCCGACGCCCCTGTTTAGTAGCTACTGCACGTCTCGCGCGCTTCGGTGCGCTTCGCAGCCTAGCAGGAGTCGCCTTGACTTTGGCTGCCTTCCTGGCTGGGTAGGAACGGGCGCTCTTAGCCACGCGGGTAGCGGCGCTCTCTGCTGCGCTCGTCCCCTTCGAGGCGATGGTCTTGAGACCGACCTCCTCGATTCCCTTGGCTGCGCCCTTGACCACTGCGCCAGCCCCTCCGGCCAGAGAGGCGATTTCAATCGCGTGGGTGATGTCTTCCGGTTCGCCCAGGTTTTCTTTCGTGGCAAGTTTTGCCAGTGCCGTGTCTGAGGCGCGTTTGTAGGCGCTCGGGTATTTCAGCTTCTCGACGGCCGGAGGGAACGTGCCGTGGGCCCGAGCCTGGCGCAGGATCGTGCTCGGCTCACCTTCCGCACGATGCTGTGTCCGGGTCTCGCGTTGGAGCGTGTCGAGAGCACGCAGGCGCTTGACCTTGCGCGCGGTTTCATGTTCGAGGCGCTTGCTCTTGCGCTCAATCGTTTTAGGGAGACTGGGCACTCTCAGCAAGCTCCCAGCCTCCGTGTCCCTATGCAAGGGCTGAGGGGACGGCGGGGAGACTATACGATGTTCCGCGGGTGTAGCTTTTCTGCGGATCGAAGGAACTGAAGACTGGCTGCGATATGGCCCTGCAGGCTCGTGAGAAGCCTTGTAAGCGCCTTCGGCTTTCTTCCCCTTAGCGGTAGGCGCGAAGACGAGAGGAACCGCTGGTGGTCGCTTGAGCTTCTTGGTCATCAGGGGAAGCCCGGGAGTGCTTTCTTCAGCGCCGAGCTACGCCTGTTTTTAGCTTCGACCTTCTTCTTGATTCGAGCTACGGCAGCTCTAGCTTCCGCTGGAGTGATTTCGCTTTCCTTCGCAACGGCTGTAGCCAGTTCCCCCCAGGAGTTCCAGCCGACGTGGTTGCCTTCCGCATCTTTGGTCCCCGCTTCGTACTGATTGCGAGCTGCGGCTATGGCCTTGCGGTTGACGCCGCCTTTCCCACCCGATTCCCGAGCTTCACGTCGGGCTTTGCGTTCTGCCGTAGCAGCGTTCCTGGCGCTGGCATTGGAAGAGCGCCTTGAAGCTTCTGCCGAGATACGGGATGAACCCGCGCTGAAGCGGGAGACAGCTCTGTCCGCCGCGTTTTCCCTGGCTTTCTGAGCCCGTTCGATAGCCGCTTCCTTGGAGCCCACGGCCAGTTCCTTGCCTTTCTGCCCGAACGCCTGTTTCTGGATCGCGTAGTCCCGCGCGCCTTCCCGCAGTTTCTCCAGGTTCGAGACGACCGCCTGACCGCGCTCCTTCTTACCTGCCCGGAGGTCTTCCTTGATTTTACGCCTACGTGAGGTCTCCGCCTTGCGAGCCTCTATGCCGCGTTCTGTGGCCGAGACGCCCCGTTGTCCCAGGTAGTTCTGGTAATTGGCTCTTTCTGCGGTGAGGGGCGACGTCAGGGCGACTCGCTGCTGGGCGATGGCCGTAGCGCCCGCCGAGGCCGAAGGCGCGTTGGAGACGCCGACCTGGTTGGTGCCGAGCAGTTTCCCCAATGCTTCATTTTTGGAAGCGGTTTCTTTGAGCGCGGTTTGGTCAGAGGCGCTAGCGTTGGCAAGCCGCTGCGTCAGCGCCGTCTCGGCTGCCTGAGATGACGTGGCGGCGTTTTGCTGCGCCTGTCCGATCTGGGAGGTCAGTCCTCCGTACCAGTTGCCTAGTTCCCCCTCACGTTTCTTGGAGCCCGCGACTTCAGATCTAAGCCCGCGCAGGACTGGTCTATAGACCGTATTAGCCTGCGCTCGTGCGGTCTTCGCAGCCCTTTTTGGAGTTGGAGATTCTATAAATCTCGCCTGGGCTTTCTGTTCGCGTGCTTCGCGGTGAAGCTGACGTTTGATCTGGTTCCGGCGCTGTTTAGGCATTAGCCGATTCCTTTATTTCGTTTGAACCCACCGCCGCCGCCTTTTTTGTTTTTGCTTTTATTCCCGCCGCCGCCACCTGAAGGCGCGGGACCAACCGGAACAGGTTCCGGAGCCACTTCAGCCGCTCGCTGAATTGCAGCTTCCTGCGCTGCCAGTTCTTTTTCCTGCCGGATCTGCTGCGCTTCGTTGCGCTGTGCGCCCCATTTGGCTTCGTCGGCCGCAAGCTGCTGCTGGAGGCCGTACTGGCCTTCGTTATAGCCACGTTCGACCTGGCCGAGGTGGTTGACAGTCGCGCCTGAGTAGAGCTGACCCGGTCGCTGGTTGGCCCCCCGGTTGCCGATTTCTCTCTGGCGCTGAAGCAGGGAAGCCTGGGAGTAGGGGTTGTTTTCATAGCCCGCGCCAAGGCCGATGTTGCGCCTCGTGAAGTCTTCGTTCGCGCCGATAGCCGCGATGGCGTTCCCGTAGCTCATCCCGGCTACATTGACCTGATCGGTGGCAGAGGAATCCCAAGGCATGGCGTTAGAAGCTTGCGGGAGGCCGTTAGAGCCCTGTGCGCCTGCCCCCTGACCTCCGGCCCCAGCTCCGCCTTTGTAGCCCGCAGAGGCTCTTGCAGGACGCCCGCGAGAAACCCCGATGTTTCCGCTCGCCCTCCGGTTCTGAGAGACCGAGAGCCGCGGTTGCGCAGGGCGGTTCTGGGCTACGGCTGCGCGTATGACCGCTCTACGAGGACGGGCCACGTGTTCCTAGTAGAGCTTCCGCTTGGCGCGTTCGAGGCCCTGAGCCCGTTTCGCAGCGACCTGGCGCTGAGCGAACGGACCTTGGATTCCTTTTGCGCCGCCCGCTCCGAAGACCTGTTTGCGCCAGTCGGCCCCGAAGGCTTTCTGGAGCATCGCCCGCTGACGCGCCACCGTCTGCGCCTGCGTCTGGTCTATCGCTCCGCTCTGAACGCGGCCCTGGAGCTGCGCGCCCAGTTTGACCGGAGCGCTCAGGGTGCTCCCTTGTCGCGGTGCGCCGCCACCGACCTGGGGGAAGCGCTGCGGGCGCGGCATGCGCTGTGGGATCTCGGTCTGCCCTCCGGGGCCGGTCGGCTGTTTGCGAGCCTGCCCGAGAGCTTCGCGTATCTGCCTGCGCCTGGGCGCTTCAGTGCCCCCGCCGACGCCCATCCCATCCATAATGCGTGCTCTGCGTGATGCCATCGTGCTCCTCTGTAGGCGTTCGCCCTGTTTTTTGGCTTTCGAAGTGATCGTGACTTTGCCGAGGATTTCCCTCGGTCCTTCATTCCTGTGTCCCCTTGAGCCTGGCACCTGCTCTATCCAATCGCCTGCCAGTGAATAGTTTGTTTGACGCCCGCGACAGGCACGGCGTCGGCGCAAGCAGAGTTCAAGCCAATTTTAGTGCTTGACGTAGAGACGATTTGGGGGAACATCCTGCGCGTGGCTTCGACGTAGACGGGCGTCAGCAGGACAACAGCGGGAGTAGCCCCCAGCCCATGGGTTACTTCAGTGGTTTTGCTTTGGATGCTGCCACCCGCCCATTCGACTTCAGCGGTCCCGAAGTTGATCTTGCGCGAGGCCGGAGTGACAAGCTGGGGAAAGAGTTCTTTGGCCCCGGTGGCAAGCTTGGCGCTTCCTACGGCTCCGGCGGTCAGGTCGGCTTCGAGGATCTGGTTGACCAGGCTGAGCTTTTTGTATTCGATCCCGGCCGTGTTGGAGACATCCCCGTTGACGATCACTTCGTCGTTGAGCATCGGATTGGGATAGGTCCCTTTGAGGTCTCCGCCCGCTACCCCCGTGGGGGCAGCCGTGAAGGCCGAGTATTCCTGCGTTGTGGTCCCGATGACAATTGGGTCAGCGGTAGTCAGAAGCCAACTGGTCGCCGTGTTCACGGTGCCTTTGGTGACCAGGACGAACATGCCCTGTTTGACCTCTTCGGTCGAGTCCGCGTCTTTGGTCCGGGTCAACTGGATTTTGGTGCCGGAAGCGAATGTGCCGGTTCCGGCGAACGAGCCTTCCCCGGCGAAGGTCGGGTTTTTCGTCACTTCCCAGATGCCGTTGCGGGTTCCTACGGTCTGGTTCTTGAGAAGCAGTCTCGTGCCGACCGCAAAGCTCGTGGTCCCGTCGATGGACAGGGGGACGGTCTTTTCCAGCACGAGTGCCGAGACTTCCGTGAAGCCCGTGATGTTCGCGGTGGATGCATAAGCCACCGGGCTCTTGATCGTCAGACCGGCCGCGGCGGCCGAGGCGAGGGCTTTAGCCGTTTCTTCGGCTTCGAGTAGCACTGAGGCGATCGTTTTGCCGGAGTCTTTGACGATCTTTCCGGTAGCGCCGTTGTAAGTCGCTATGTCTTCGGTGGTCGCGGAGGCGGGACCTTTGACTCGTTCGTTGTCGGCTTCTTCGCGTTTGGATTTCTCCAGCGTGTCGGCGGCTTCTCTTGCTTCTTTCTCCGCTTTGACCGCTGCTTCGCGGGAGGCTTTCTCGGTTTCCCCTTCGCCTTTGAGGATGAGATCGACTTCTTTTCGCGCCGTGGTCTCGTTTTCGAGTTCGGCTTTGTAGGCAGGTTCTTTGGCGAATTCGGGATTGGGGTATTCCCCTTTGAGAACGCCGCCTGCTTTGCCTGAAGCCGGGAGCCCTTTTTCTTCGATCAGGCGTAGTTCACGCTCCAGTTCCCCGCCACGCCTGCGCAGGATGCGCAGGTTTCGCTCAGTTGGGACCTCTGGAACCGTCCCTGCTGACGGCCAGTTGGTCATTCAGGCACTTCCACCCAGAGCCGACGATCTTTGCCCGTCACGCTCCCGGAGGTCGCTTTGAACTGGACCGATACATCGTAGGTCCCCGCCGCAACGAACAGCTCAGCCATCCCGCCTTCGATGCTGGCTGAAATCAACTGGCCGGTGGTCACGTCGGCCCCCACGGCTTCTCCCGCCGTAGAAGTCGCCAGCCCCGTGAAACTCGAAGAAGAGAGCTGACGAAAGGTCGTCCCAACCGTTGTAGCAGCCTGGACTTTCGGTTCGATCGTATAGATCTTGAGCTGATTGGCGCCGATGAAGATCGCGGCTTTCCCAGCGCCTGAGACGCTTGACTTGAAACGAGCGGAGTAGCCGATCCGAAGCAGGCCCTTTTCGCCTACTTTGACTTCTTTGATCAGGTCGGCAGTAGGGAGCGTCCCGAAGGTCGCTGATTCCCGCGTCTCTTCTTTTGCGATTACAAGGGACTGGAGGGCCATTCGGTTCCTTTGACTAGGATGGGACGATGAATGATAAGAAGAGAGCCGACGAACTTGAACTGATCGTCAAAGCATTCCTACGCGATCAGCAAAAGTTCATGGAGATAGCTACGGAGGCGTTGCGGCTCGCGCATCACATGCACGGCTACCGCCGTTCCTTGGCAGCGCTGCAAGAGAAGAAGTAGCCCCGGCTGCGCGGGACGATGCGGGACACGCGCGCCGGGGCTTGCTACGTAGGGTCGAGAGAACCAGGGAGCCCTACGCAGTTTTAGGTTAGCCGAAGGCTATCCATCCAAAAGCAGCGGTACCTGTTACGGAACCGAAGGGGGAAGCTCCTACAGCTTCAAACGTGGTGGAGCTAAGACCCTGCGAGCGGGCGAATAGCAGGCCCAGTTCCGTTCCTTGCTGGGCAAGCACGACAGAGGATGGGGTCGTTCCCAGTTCGTGTGTGACGGTTTTGATCGCAGAGATCGTTCCTGCCGTGAAGGTCACGCTCACGGTGCCACTAGCGATCTTCTTAGTCCCGCTCATAGGGAGCTGCGGGAACAACTGCTTGGCGGTCGTGGCCAGGTCCGTTGAGGCAACCTGTTCTTTCAGGTCGAGCTTGGAGGCTTTGATCCCGGCGCTTGCTTTGACTTTCGAGTTATCGATCACCGCTTCAGCAATACTCGGTTCTGAGTAGCTCCCCGTCAGGTCCCCACCCGCTGCCCCTAAGGCTCCGGCAGCAAGGGATTCGAAGGTCTGGGCAGTAACCCCGACTTCGATCGGCCCGGGCGTCCGCTGTATCCAAGAGGTCTTGCGGTTGGTCGTCCCTTCTTCGACCGGGACCAGCATCCCCTCTGTGACCTCTCCGGAAGAATCAGCATCGGCCGTACGGGTCAGGACCCATTCGCTTCCAACTGCGAATTTGCCTGAGCCAGCAAACGAACCGCTGCAGGCAAACGCTTCATATGTCGCTACTTCCCAAAGACCGTTTTGGGAGGCCGTAACTTGGTTCTTGAGTAGGAGCCTCGTCGTTAGAGGCAGCCCCCCGCCACCATCGACGGTGAGGGGGCCTTTGCCTTCCAGCAGTTTCGCTTCAGCTTTGGTTGTCGAAATGGCTTTCGTAGAAGCCTGGAATGCAGGTAGCTTCGCGTCTAGGATCGCCATTAGGCGCCCAGGACTCCGACCCAGAGTTTTCTTTCTTTGGCCGTCACAGAGCCAGAGGTCGCTTTGAACTGGACCGAGATGTTGTAAGTCCCGGCAGCGGCGAATACGTAGGTTAGGCCACCGCCGGTACCAGGACCGAGGATCTGCCCGGTGGTCACAAAAGCGGTTGCAGCACTGCCGTTACTCCTAGAGAGCCCCGATGATGTAGTACCAAGCGTGCTGAGTTCAGTGGTCGCAGTCGCTATTTCTTCAACAAGGGGCGCGCCCGTAGCCGCATTCTTGAGCTGATTGGCGCCGATGAAGATGGCGGCTCTCCCAGCGTTCGATACCGATGATTTAAAAATTGCGGTATAGCCTATGGCGAACAGGCCGTTGGCAGGCAGCACAACTGATTTGACTTCGTCGGCCGTGGTGAGAGTGCCAAAGGCAACATTTTCTCGGGTCTCTTCTGTTGCGATGACCGTCGGCGTCTGCCAGCGAATCGTATTGCCAAGTTTATTTTCAGTGTTCAGAAGTTCATTGACGCCTTTGAGCATCGTTTTGATCTTCGGGTCCTCGGTGCTATTCGGGCTGCCTTCGGTCGGAATTTCGTAAGTGCCTGCCATCTAGGTATTCAGTCTGCTTTCTTGTTTAGTCGTGGTAGCTCCGAGCAAGACGCTCGGCTCTACAGGCAGGCTCCAATCCCTTGGCCCCTGCCGCCTGAGAACCCTACCGTTTCTTGTCATAACAGGTCGTGAAGGCCTTGTTAGTTCTGAGGTCTCTGCTAGATTGTGGACATAATCGAGAGAGGAGAGAAGATGGCTGAGGGGGTGAAGCGGTTCGAGGTCGGGTCTAGCACGCTCTCCGGTGGATGGATGAGAGAGGCGGCTGACGGCAACTGGGTCCGCTACCCCGACTACGAGAAGCTGGAGGCAGAACAGAAGGATGACAAGGCGACCACTGGGCTGGCGGTAGACCGTGCCAAGAGAGCCGAAGCCCAACGCGACCAAGCCCGCCAAGAGGTACTAGAGGAGGTGCGGGAGGGGCTGCTTGACGACGAGGCGCTTCGACCTCTGGCTTCTGCGCTCACAAGCCAGAACTTTCCGGCCCTAGACGATGCGCGGCGTCTTGTCGAAGCCGCCCTCGCCACCCTCGATCCCTCTGGGGAGGAGGAGTGCGAGCGCTGCGGCGGATCGAAGCGAATCCAAGATCCCGACCAAGCCTCGAAGACGACGGTCTCCTTTGTGCCCTGCCCCGATTGCCAACCCACCGAAACTCGCGGTCCCGGCTGGGCGCAAATGTGCCGCAAGTGCGCGATCCGCCGCCACGACCTTTGCGAAGGCACGGCCAAAGACGGCGGGGCTTGCACGTGCTCTTGTCGCGGCATCCTCATCCTTACGGCTTCCGATCCCTCCGTTTGAAGCGCCTCCTTCTCCTCACAGCCCTCCTAGTGCTCTTCCCAGCCTCTGTAAGCGCTTCCTGTGGCTTCGGCTGCCTGCACCGTCAGATCGAAGCGATACGACGTCAGGCGCTTCCTGTGCGCGTGCTGCACCTGGAGGAACGAATGGCCGCTGCCGAGAGACGATTGCAAGCTCAAGACACCTACATCGCCTGGTTGGAAAAAAGGGCCACAAAGGCAGAAGACAGGCTGGCGAAAGTCCAAGCCGAGATGAAGTGCTTCGGAGAAATACCACTGACGCGCTATGGAGAAGCGTTGGGGCCGTCTGGCTACCTGTTCAAACTGGAAAGACCGGAAGGCCCTCAGACGCTTGCTACGACGGCTCTGGACATGACCTACCCGAATGACCCCGTAGGCGCTTGGGTCCTTGCCAATGCCTGCAACAAAGAACGGCTAGGCAGCGATGCGGCTTGGTTCGTCCAAAGAGGGAACGAGAAGCTCCAGGCGGTGCCACGAGAACTCTTGGTTCAAGGCTTCGTTGGTCAAGAGGACCGAGAAGACCGTCCCTCGCTGAGCTATACGCCGCTCTTTGCCCACGAGCCCCGCTGAGAAGTCCCCGAAGAAGCCTTCTCCACCGAAAGCCCCGGCACCGGCAAAGAGCGAGCTGCCGATTCCGCTCAAGTCTAGCTCTTCGGGTTTTCCGGTCGATTCAGCGAAATCCTTGTCGATCTCGACCGTGACCTTGCCGGTCCCCCAGGCCTTCCCGGCCCTGATCTTCTTGACGTCGGCTGAGCCCAGGTCAAACCAGCCCGAGCGCCACCTCTCTTTGATCGCCGCACCGTCGTCGTTTTTGTAATCGGTTTTGTGGCGCCCGATCATCTTTTCTCCGGATGAGTAGCCAAAGACAAGCTCGGTTTCGTTTTCGACCCGGAAAGTCGCAAAGCAGGAGGCGGGCAGGTTGAGGATCGACCACCACTTGTAATCAGGGCTATAGACGAGTTGGCGGTTGGCCGCTTCTGCTGTCGGGAAGGTCAGATAGATCTTTTCGTCCCAGGTTTCCATCGCGCAGTTCTGGATCGCCGAGAAGACCAGGGTGCCCTGCTTGTAGAAGAGGCTGGTATCTCCCGACCAGATCGGTTCTACGCGGTTACTGATCTGTTCAGGCTCCTGGCCCGTGGTCCTGTAGACGCCGCCCCGGCCCATGAAGTAGACGCCTGACTGATGAATGCAGACGGCACGTGGGGAGGCGAGGCCTACGCCGGTTTCAATCGTTTGGAAGACGAATTCCGGTTTGTTTTCGGAGTCCCGGGCCTGGTCGGTGATGACGAAGAACTTCGATTCCTTAAAGACGAAGACGAATTCTCGCCAAGTTACGACCGCTAGGACTTTCTCCCCGTCTCCCGGCGTGAACTGGATGTAGGCGGTGGATTCGAAAGCCTCAGGATTACCTTCTTCTGAGAAGTAGACGTGGCTGGGAGAGCTTTCAGCGCCGCCGGGACCGCCAGTTTTAGTCGAGAACGCGCCGCAGACCAATCGGTTATAGGCAGGTAGGGTGCAGAGGGAACCTGCCTTAACCCCGGTTTTAGCTCCGACCCCGTCAACCGTGATCGTTGGGTTCGTCCAGTTCGAGCCATCCCACTTGCGAAGGCTATCAGTGCCGTTGCCAGCGTAGACGGCCTCTTCATTGGGTTTGCCGAATCGCGTGAAGTCCCAGGGACCACCCGAGAGGCCCGTAGCGCTCGCTACGACGGCCCCGGCGGTCGAGATGGTCTCCAGCCTGGAACCGCAGCCTGCGACAAGCTGGCGCGTTCCTGAGGCCGTGTAGTAGGGGGAGAGGCTTTCAACGCGGTTCGTAAGTTCCGAGCCAGTGAGATTGTTGTAGCCCGGCCTCGATTCAATCGTCCCACGCTGTGTAAAGAGAACGTTGAGCAGGTCAACCGCCTCGTCTGGTTTGACAGCGTCGACCTTTTCAACAAGGTTCACCCCGCCCCCGAACCCTTCGAACGGCAGTGATTGGTAAGAGCGCGCGGGCATCTCAGAGATAAAACGAGCCGGTGCGGACTGTTAGAGGACTGGACTGAAGGTCGCGCTTGAGTTCTGCCGCGACCATGCGTTGCAGATCAGCCTCTACTTCTTCTTTTAGTTCTCGCGCTACTGAGTATTCATCATTGTTTTTCAAAGCATCGACCACGGCCAGGTCCACAATGAGATATTGCCATTCCGAGGGCATCGCCGGTTCTGCGGAGGTCGTCAGTTTTTCCGGTTTCTTCAGGTAGCGAACCGAGATGTTTTCGCTAGTGCTCGTAGGGAAGACCCGTAGCGTCAGGTTGTCCAGCCACCACCACGCAGGCGAGCCGCTTTCTTCGAGGTTGGGATAGTGTTCGGCAAGCCACTGGCGACTCTGGCCGTAGATTGCGGATTCAGCCGTTGTGTTCTCGACCGAGAGGATTCCGCGCAGATCTTTGATTTCGAAGGGAGCTACGCCTTCTTTCGTCCCTTCTCGCCAGGGCCAGTTGTAGCGGGCTTCAAGGCGCTGGTAGTGGCGCTGGATCGAGCTTTCGATCGTCGCTGTCGTTTCGTATTGGAAACCTCTCGCAAGGACTTCCTGGGTCAATTCAGCCAGGCTTGCCATAAACGTCAGGGTTTCTCGCCAGGCTCTGTGCGGCCCTGTGCCATCTTCTTGCGATAGGCCAGGGTCTCAGGACTCGCCTTGAGGTCGGAGCGTTTCTCGAAGCCCATGGGGTCCTTCAAACGCTTGGCTGCACGCATCGCCAGGTCGGCTTCGTCCAAGGCCTGTTCCTTCTCGGTAGCTCGGGCTCGTTGCTTGGCTTCGGCTACATGGCGCTGGATGCGCTTGCGGTCCTGCTTGACTCGGTCATCCCACATGTCTGCACCAGCAAGCATATCAAGCATCCAGGCTCCTGGTTCGCGGTATTGGCCCTGCGGTCCCTGAAGGACGATGTAGGCGTCGACTGACCCAGGCACCCGTTTCCTAATCGACCAGTAGCCAGCCCGTAGCTCCGAGTCATCGGCGTTTTCCTTGCCTAGGACCAGCGAGAGGCCAGGGTCGATCCGCTTCAACTCCTTGTTCCAGTGAGCGGCCTCTTCGATCTGAGCGTCTACCTGCTGCTCGATTTCGCGGTTGATCTGCTGGGCTTCGTAGGACTCGGGGAGGACGAGAGGCATTGGCTACTTTCCGTAAGCGATTACAAGAACTTTAACTTTACTCAAATCTTTCCCAGTAGCCACAACTTTGCCAGTTTTCCACGAGTACGCTTCGATCACGGCCGCAACATCGGATTTACGAACGAGCGACAAGAAGCCGAGTTCTATTGTTTCCGATTCAGTCCCGGTCAGCGGTAGGCAGAAGCCCCATTCAAAACGTGAGAGCCCAAGTTCCGCTGCCGTAACCGGCTCCCCACCCGCTGCGTATTCGGTATCGAGCGTCACTTCGGTGACCGTCTGACGCCTTGAGCCCGGCACTATGGCCGTGTCGATGATTTTGCTGGTAACAGCCATGCTGTCCTTTCAGAAGATTTGAAGCCCGCCCCCAGCGCTAGCCAGAGGCGGGCAGATGCTTATGACGACAGGCCGGTCAAGCGACCTATCGAATTCCTTCGATTAGTCGCCATCTCCATATAGGCCTCGATTGCGCCGTTCACATAGGTCGTCCCGATTTTGTACATGAGGATGCCTTTCCCTCCGTACTTTTCGGTAGCCCACTCGGGCGGGCCTCCACGCAGGATGAAAACGTGTTTCTTAACGGCCATGTAGAAATCTTTGTCCGGGCAGTCCTGATGCCCCTGGACGC